GTCGGCGGCGGTTGTAGCGGCGTCAGCCTGAGAGGGTGCTTGTGCCCCCTTCGGCGCAAGATGGTCGCCGGCGCGATCGAGCGGCACCATCGCGCCCTGGATATACAGCTTGTCGCCTTCAGGCCCCGCAGCAGGAAGGTTCAACCGCTGGCGCCCTTCGTTCGGCTTCAGCAACGCGGTCCCGGCGAGCTTCGAGTAAAGTTCGGCCTTCGCCTTCGCGTCCATAACAATCAGACCTTCGCGGTCGAATTCGGCCCGAAAGCGCGTCTGGAAAAATAGCTTGCGATTGAGTTCGTTTTCGATGCGACGCAACCACGGATTGATCGTCGTCATCTGAAAGCCGAGCATGATTTGCTCGATGCCTGACCCCCAGGCGGTCATGTCAGCGTTTTCGTTCAGGAACAGCGCCGGCACACCGAATATGTTGCAGATCTGTGCCGTCGAATAGCGGCGCGAGGCCAGCGTTTCAGCATCCACGGGGGAAAGCTGGGCTTGCACCCATTCGGTTCCCGCATCGACCCAAAGCGTTTTCCCCGCATTCGAGGCGCCGCTGTAGAATTCATCGAACTGGCGGCGCATGCGATTGAACGCGGCCGGCGAAATTCCTTCCTTCGCCTTGCCGATTCCGCTCGGCTTCACCCCGTTCGAATGAAGGCGCGCCACGAACTCTTGCATCGCCAGCGCCGTGCCGATCTCTTGACGCCCAACTGCGGCGATCGGAGACAGTCCACGCAAGCCATCGAACGACATCCCCGGGATATGCAGCATATCCTCTTGATGGACGATCTCGGTGCCCGCGCTGGTTTCGACGCGATAGGAGAGCGTCCCGTCAGCATTGCGGAACGGAGTGACAAGCCACGGGACAAGCGGCACGAAACCGATGACGCGTCCGGCGTTGTCGTATTCGATCAGCGCATAGTGGTTCCCCCACAAGAGAAGGTGAACCAGCATCAAGTCGACCCACACGCAGGCCGTCATAAAGTCGTTCGGCGCATCCCGAAGGAGCGAGAACATGCGATTGCTGACCGCAAGGTCGCGCCCGCCTTGGCGCAATTCGTAGACGTTCAGATCGAGCGACGAGATAATGCCCGCCAAGATCGAAACGCATCGAAAGACGTCGATCGCACGGATCGACGATCGTTCGTTCACATCCGGGCCGGCCATGGTCGGGCCGCCGCCGACGATCATCGCCAGCGTTTCCATATTAATGGGCTGGTTCGGATCTTCGATCGAGGCGGAAAACGACGGCTCTTTGCGATCGGCGACTTTAGGCGCGCGCCAGGATGAGAACGGCCACACGATCAGTTCCACTCCTGGTCGAAGATGGAGGGACGCGCGAACTGTGGAATGGCAGGGGTCTTCATTGTCTCGCTGCCCTCCTCGCTCGATTCCCAAATTTCGCCTGCGTCATAGATCGACCGGCGTGTTCTCGGTTCTGGATCTCGGTCCATCAGATAGATCGCGTCGAATAGCGCCATGATCGGGTCAATCTTCGCATTACCAGACGCTTTTTTCGTCACGAGCATCGTATTTCCGATAACCTCGCACTTCGCGTTAGACGCCGCCCACCCCATAATCATCTGTCCGGCATGGGTCAGCGACCGCGCATCGAGCTTGCGCTCAGTCGAGATCACCGCGCCTTGAAGGGCGCGCCCTTGCGTGACCGCGACCACGATGTCGTGTTCCGCGCTGGGGTCTCTGATCTGCGCTTCCTCAAGCGCGCCCAGCAGCGGCCCGACCCTATTCGGGTCGAGGCCTATGCCGGCGAGAAGGCCGGAATCGTAAACCGTCTTGATGATCTCGACAGCCTGATCGACATCATCCCCGAGCCTTTCGACGATCGTCAGCTCGCCGGCTTTCTCAAAGTCGGCATACTTCGACGCTTCGCTTTTGCGACGCTCGACCGCGATCTTGTGGCACCAACTATGGCCCCAGGCGAGCCAGCGGCGGCGGCTCATAATCTCCGCGCCGGGCTCGCGCCCAACGACGCAAAGGCTGAATAGATCGTCCTTGCCGCCGAGATCAACGCCGATCGTGATAACCTCGGATCGCTTCAGCAATTCCTCAAGCGTCAATGTCGTGTCGGCGCAGGATTCCCAATCTTCGGCGCCTGGCCACCCATCGCCGCTCAATGCTGTCCCAATTTCAATATTTAGATGTTGAGACGCCCAACGGCGGACCTCCGCTTCGCCCTTATGTTGGGCTTCCCGGAACTGGTCCTCTAAAATTGATTGATCGACAGAAATTCCAAGACTCGGCATCACCCGACGCCACAATTCTGGATTTTGCCATGCTCGTCCCTCATCAGCCTGAATTTCTTTTGGAAATTCATAGATTATCGGCAAATAGCTAGGATCGAAAATTTCACCGTCACGAACAGAACGAGCATACTCAAGTTCCGTCTTGAAGACGCCGGCGGGGCGCTCCTCCGATTGTGTCGTGATAAACCAGATGAAACTCTCTTGTAGAGCGACCCTCGCACCCCTGATCTGGCCTATGACCCTATCTGCCTTGCTCATCGATCCAAGGAGATGAAGTTCGTCAATTAGGCATCCAGCAAACTTTCCGCCGGTCGCAACCTTCAGATCGAATGTAGTGATGTTCAGATATCCGCCGTTCAGTCGATGCTCGATGGTCTTAGTATGATCGGTCGTTTTCAGTAAGCTTTTGAGCTTAGGATTGAGCTCGATCATCCCGGCGGCGGCGTCATACGCTTCCTCGGCGATCTTCTGGGTTCCGCCAAGGATCCCAAACCGTGCATTCGGCCTCTTGTTCATCAGCAGAGCCGTCACCATCGTCCCGCCAGATAGTGTCGTCTTGCCCTGCTTTTTCGGCAGAACCATGTGAACCGTGGCGATGCGTCGCTTGTGCGTCTGAACGTCATACGATCCGAATAGTGCGATCACTGCGTCTCGATACCAGTCTCCAACCACGTCGCGTAGGAACGGAGTTCCGATGACATCAGGGAGCTGGAGCCGCCCAAACCAGCGATTTGCTCGTTCAGCTTCCTTCGAATCGAGATCGATTGACGGGACAAGAGACCTGCCGTCAATCAGCCGCTGCTGCCAATCGAGACAGGCGGTGCTGACCACGCTCATTGACGTGTCGCCGATCCGATCCCGAGGGACGCCGCGACGTCCGCGCCCCATTCATCATCTTGAACCATCGAAGCAGCCTTCTCTGCGGCCTCTTCCTTCTTGCCGACCCGTTGTAGTTTTTGCGGTCGTGCAGGAGGTGTCGCCATCTGATCATCGACCCCGGCGAACTCGACATGCGCCACAGCCATCTTGCTCATCTCTTCGAGCTTTTTCTGAGCGCTGACATTCCCCTTACGGGCATTTGCAAATAGCAGGCTGATAACTTCCGCCCGACGCCTCTGTGCGCCAGTCTCCAATTCCACGGTAAAATGCTTGCGGAGCGTCTCATCCGAAATACCCAGCACCTTGGCGATCGCGTCTTGCGACATGCCGGCGCAGACATATTCCTCGACACGGCGCCTATGCAGCGCCGTCGGCTTGAATGCCGGCCTCCCCTTTCCACGCTTCTCCGCCATTCAGAACCCGTTGATTATTTTGACCGTTGCTCGCTACGCCGGAAATCTACGGAGCAGCAAAAAAAATCTGCGCGTGCGCCCCTGACCGATTAGGCCCCCCGGGCGGCTATGACTTTTGACCCGACCCCCCTATGCCCGGGAGGGTTGGGGAAGGCGCCACCTATGCGCAACGCATTGATACTTGGGCTCGTTTCGCCCTGATGCTTGCATTCACCGATCGCGGACGGCGAGGATGGCGGCGATCAGAAGGGCTCCGATCAGGAAGACGAGGGCTGCGGCAAGGCCGAGCCAGTTCATTCGCTGTCTGCCTTTGGTGGGTCGGGGCGTTCGACCAGATAGAATTGCTTGACCACCTCGGCGAAGCGATCAGCGGGGGAAGCGTCAGCGATGAACGGCAACATGTGCACGGTCACGGAGGCTGGCTTGCGGGCTTCGATTAGCAGCTCGAGCCTCGTCGCATGGCTATCCTGTAGGCCAAAGGCTTCAAGGATCATCTTTTCAGGATTGCGCGACATGCGGTGCTCGCTCCTAGACGCTTCGGGATGCGCGCTTGGCGCGCTCCCTTGCTGTCTTGCGATTGTGGCAGGGGCGGGCGTCTATTAACGACGCCCCGCCTTTTGGCTTGGCTCTGTCAGAGCCCGCTCAACGCTCCACCCAGCATCAAGCCTTCGGGAAACCCGCTGAACAGCTTTGTTACCTTTGATGCCCAGTTCTTCTACCCATTCCCGGATGGACATCTCGCGGCCGTTGAAGGCTACCCTTCTGCCTCTAGACCGAACCGAAGCAACCATCTTCGGCCGCGCTCTCCACGTATTGCAGGTTGGGCAGGCCGGCGCGAGGTTCGCCAGTTCATTGTTTCCCGGATCATCATCGAGATGGTCGACATGCATCGTTTCCCATGTGAGCGAAGCCCCGCACACATGGCAGGCGAAAGGTCCGTCGCCATGGGCGTCGTGGTAAACCTTCCGATGTTCATAGACGCGCTTGGACGTCCCGGCGCAGAGGGCGTGCCCCGGAGCCCACGAGCGGAAATAACCTTCTGACTGCTTGATGCGGGGTTCCGGCGCTTTGAGCTCCAAAGAACCGCGCCTGCGTTTTCGGTTGTAGTGCGCCTCGCAGAGGCCGTCCGCCGATCCGAGCCGAACCAGCTTCCCGCACCCATCTACGATGCATTCGCCTCGATCAGCGTAGCGCACGGTTCGCGCTACAGACCTGCATTGGCTGGAACAGTATTTGGGACTTCCGGTAAGGGACGTCCTCTTAAATATCCGGCCGCAAACGGCGCACGCTAGCGCAATACCAGGCTGATCGCATATAAAGGCCATAGCTCTCGATCCAGTTTGGTGGATTAAGGGTCAGGCCCGGTGAGTGCTTCCAACACTTTCCCGGGCCGCTTATCTTTCTAGCCGATTTTTCCTTGCTCTTGCAGTCTTTTTCCCGTGGCAAACAGCGCAAAGTGTTTGCCCATTGGCGGGGTCGAGCATTTCGCCCCCGTCTTCGATCTCGATTACATGGTCGGCGATCAGGCGAACGCCGGGGCCTTCGGCCCCGCATTCAACGCACTTGTAGCCATCCCGTCTTTTGACGATCGCTGACCACTGGCGGTGCTCTGGGCTCTGGTAGTGGGTGGCGTTCTTTCCGCCTTCTGAGGGGCGGGGTTTGATGCGAGGCGCTGGCGCCTTGATCTGCCAAGGGAGGGTGCGAAGGGCCATGTCGGTTCGTCTCGGATAGAGCCTTCTGCGGTCGCTTATGGGGCCGCGCTTCCGGCTCGCCGCGATCAGGCGGCGCTGTCAGACACGTAAGGAGCGGCGGGGCGTTCCTCGCCCAGCAAGAGCCAATAATTGCCGTGGGCCTGCTGGATCGATCCGTGCATTACTGAAGTCGCTCGTTGAAGCTTCTGTCCGAAGCTATCGCGCTGTCCTTCGACGTCATTGACGTAGACGACATTCACGCATTGCGGACCCCAGACCTCGGTGATCAGCGCTTCATACGCTTTCCCACGAGGATCGACATAAATGCACGCCTTGCCGCGGTGCTCTTCGCGGGTCACTTCCGTCATCTTGCTTCTCCGAGACATGGGGCGGGACCATCCCGCCCCAATGCTTCGCGCCGACATGACGGTCGCCGGCGCTATTTCGTGATGTGCTTTACGGCCCACATAACCGCTTCCTCGACGCGCTCGGTGGCGATCGATAGTTCGCGGCAGATCACGCCAGGCAGCAGTTCGCCTGCGTCGGCCGGCTCCGGTTTCGGATATAGCGACTCAATCAGCGCAAGGAATTCGAGCCCCTTGTCCTTGATCGCCGTTACCTGCGCTTTTTCTTCATCGGAAAGAATTCGATATTGGTGACGCACCGTATTATTCACGGTGCGCAGATCGCTGGTCGACTCCACGCCTTGCATGCCGAACTCCATTTTTGGGCACGTTACTTTTCCCCGCCTCATTTGAGGCCGCGAAAAGTATCGAGCGGCGCGCGAGGCCAAGTCTTACGATCAAGGCCCAACCCCGCACGCGGGGAAGTTGCGGTCGCGCGCCGCTCGAACTCGAATCCGAATGTGCCGGGCGCTACCCCAGCGGCCGGGCCTCACTTCCCGGCAACCTCACCTTTGACGCTGTGGGCGCGCTTATCAGGCAACCTTGCAACCTTATCTTGTAAGCAGCTTGCCAGACAACGCGCCTCCCTTTCGGGACCGCAGCAAGAATCGCGCGCGGGCCGTCCGCGCCATCACTCGAATTTGAAGCGGGCCTTACACCCGCACGGCGCTTCGCTGCACTAGCGTGCCCCGGAGGCTCAACTACGTCGGTAGCCTTGCGGCCTGACCGACGCGTCTCTTGCTTCGGGACCAACCGGGAAGCGCGGCCAACCCGCGCCGGCCCGATCCTGGAAACTGGTTGCGCAGGACGGATTCGAACCGCCGACCTGCGTGGAACGCCGAAAGGCGATTTGCTATCGTGCCGCCCATGAACACGAAGGCAATCGGCGAGCTCAGCGAGGGGGTCATCCTCGCCCATCTCTTGCGCAAAGGATGGGCGGTCTCGCTCCCCTTTGGGAACAACCAGAGATACGACATGATCGTCGACACTGGCGACAAGCTCTTGCGAGCCCAATGCAAGACCGGCCGCTATCTCAATGGATGCGTAGAGTTCGCTACATCCAGCAAAAACGGCTTCACAGGCGAGCGGCTCAGTTATGCCGGACAGATCGAGGTTTTCCTCGTTTACAGCCCAGCGACCGAAGCCGTTTACATGTTCCCTGCGGATCAAGCCCCGCCGACATTCGTTAGAATACGCGTTGAACCCGCAAGGGGCGGATCGAAGTCCAATATCAGGTGGGCGAAGGACTTCGAGATTTGACCGCGCAATGGGGAGGCCCCGCCATTTCGATCGAGGAACAGCTGCGATCGGTGGCGGGTCTCAGAGCGACCGTTCCATCGCTCACGCAGGTCTAGCCTTGCGATGGGCGCGAAGATGCAGATTTTCGTGCCACCTGAGAAGCCCA